TTTCAAGGAAATAATTAAATGTCTTTTGCGATTACAAGAACAAACGGTACTGGTGGTACTCCTACCTTTGCTATCGGTTTTTCATACAGGGATGAAACCGACTTAATCGTGAAAGTCAATGGTGTAACACAGACCCTAAATACACACTTTAGAGTGACCACAGGGGGTACAATCATTGACTTTTCTCAAGGTTCGTCCCCTCTTGGTAACCCACCAAACGGTCACTCTATCTTTATCTCCAGAGCAACCAGCCAAACTTCACGCCTAGTGGACTATGCGGCTGGCTCAGTGTTTAAGGAAGCTGACCTAGATACTGACTCTGAGCAAGCGTTTTTCATGGCACAAGAGGCCATTGATATTGCGAACGATGCTATCTCACTTGACGCTAACAACCTCTGGGATGCTAACAATACTCGCATCACAAATGTTGCTGACCCTGTAGACAACCAAGATGCGGTCAACAAGCAGTTTATTTCTACTAATATACCTAACATCACAGCGGTTGCTGGGCTTAGTACGCAAATTAATTCATTAGCTGGCATTACCACAGAGCTTACTCGTCTTGGTACAACTGACGCTGTATCTGATATAAACACATTAGGTTCAGCGGCGACTGTTACTGATATGGACACGCTGGCAAACATCAGCACAGACATTACAACACTTGCTCATATTGAAGACGGCACAACTGCGACAAATGCCATTCAAACGGTTGCCACAAATATTAGTTCTGTCCAAAGCGCACAAGCAAACGCAACTGCGGCAGAAGCGGCAAGAGATAGTGCAAAGGCAATCTCTGCGGCTATGGGTGCGGCTCTTGATAGTTTTGATGACAGATACTTGGGAACTATGGCTGACACAGCCACTGCCCCAACTTCTAAAACACCAACTATCACAACAACAAATGGCTCTGCTGATATTATTGTAAGTGACGCAACAGGCTTGTCTATCGGTATGCTTGTTACTTCTGCAAATATCCCTGCTGGTACAAACGTGGCTGGCATAAGCGGAACGACTGTTAGTCTGAGTAATTCTGCTACTGCGGCTGGCTCTGGGACAAGTTCAACATTTGCAGGGCATGGCGTCTTTGGCACATTTAACTCAAGCACTGACGGCCCGGCTACGGACAATGACAATGGGACGCTAGTTACAGGCGCATTGTATTTTAACACGACTGACAACGAAATGCGTGTTTATGATGGTGGAAACTGGATTGCGGCTTCTGCGGCTGGCTCTGCCTCAATGACTATCTTTGAGTACACTGTATCAACCTCACCAACTGACACATTTTCGGGTGCAGACGATAATGGATTAACCCTATCTTACACCCAAGATAACATTATTGTCGTTAAAAATGGTGTCACTCTTCACGATGATGATTATAACTCAACCACTGGCACATCCATTGTTCTTACATCAAATGCGGCTGTAGGTTCTGAGATTGTTATTTACGCATTTAAATCATTTAGCGTTGCCGACACTGTATCAAAAGCATCCGGCGGTAACTTCCTTGGTAATATTCAAATCAACGGCGCAGACGTCGCCACAACAGGAAAGGCGATAGCTATGGCTATTGTATTTGGAGGCTGACATGACTGCACCTAATATTGTAAATGTATCAACTATTACCGCTAAAACAGTAGCGGCAGGACTTACCACATCGGTTAGCACGGATATACTTGTTAATGCGGCATCTTCAGGGAAGGTGTTTAAGATTAACACAATCCTTATAAGCAATATTGATGGAACAAATAGCTCAGATGTTACGGTTTATTATAACGATGGCTCAGTAAATAATTATGCTATTGCTTCAACAATATCTGTCCCAGCCGATAGCACTCTCGTTTTGACTGACAAAAACAGCGTCCTTTATCTTGAAGAAGACACACGGATTAGGGCTGGTTCCTCTACGGCAAGTGATTTGATGATACTCATTTCCTATGAGGAGATTTCCTAATGCCAAAACTCATAGGTTTAGATTCTGGAAAGGTTCTGCAAATAAAGCAGACTGTAGTTTCAGCTAACGCAGCAACAACAACAACAACTGCTGAAGATATGGAAATTTTTACGGAGTTGAACACATCAATTACACCAAGGTCTGCGAACAGTAAAATTCTTGTTGAGGTTGATATAAATATTGGAGGTAACACAAGCCAGTATGACATTGGTTTGCACCTTATTAAAAATGCTACCTCTACTGTTGGTGCTTCAGCCGCAGAAACCACTTCACCGCTAGGTGGGGCATACCTTACAGATGCGGCTGGAAATTTAATTAGAGGGGATGCTAGAGGCGGCAATCCTAGAGGTGTAGCTCTTTTGAATAATCACTTTCTTTATGACAGATTTAATGGAAGTGCTAATGCTCAAACAAGTGTAGTAACAGAATATATAATAACACCAGTTCATATATCTGCACTAGACCACCCAAACACAACATCATCAATAACCTATCATCTTGCTCTTAGACATTACAACTGGGCTGATATCTTTTATTTAAACCGCACTCGTGGGCATCTTGACGGTAATGGTTATGATACAAATCCAGTTAGCACGATGACCGTTACGGAATTTTCATAAGGAGAAACAGATATGAGTAATGCAAGAAACTTATCAAATCTCCTTGGTTCGGGGGCAACGATTGCAACAGCTAGTATTTCGGATGATGCAGTGACTGCGGCAAAGATTGCTGATGATGCTGTTGGTAATACTGCTTTAGACCTAAGTGCAAATTATGCGTTTAGTGGGAAACTAGATGGGGTTGGATTAAACTTTATTACAAAAGTTGAACAATCACTTTCAGATATAAGTGCGGGTTCGGCTATATGTATTGATGTGGCTAATTGTTTTACCTCTGATTATGAAGATTATTATATAAGGTATCGTTTGCAAGGTGAGGGGGCAACTTCTAACAATACTAATTTTGCTTTAGAGACAGGCGGTGTGAGTTTAGGCGGTACATATAACCAATTTCAAAGCCCAGTTTGGTCAACTGAAACTTTTAATTCTCAAGTTTTTTATGGGTTTTATGCAAGTTCCACAACGGGTACTCTCAATACGTCTGCGTCTGCATATTGTTTTCTTGGCGCAAATATAGGGGGCAGTAGTGATTTCTTTGATGGTGCGGTGTTGTTACGTAACGTATATTCTCGCGCTGGATATTCATATGATGCGAATCACCATATGTCTACTACCAATGGCTATTGGGAAAAAGTTGGTGGCGGCACTGTCAACAATAATCCTGTCGTTGCGGCAAGAGGGATTAGATTCTGGGTAAACACAGGCTCTTCGACAAGTTATGGTACAGGTAATGCTGTTACGAATACCCACGGAAGAATTGAAATTTTTGGAGTTGTAAAGCCATGAGTGTAGCCAGAGCAATAGAAAATTTAGTCGAGGGTGCAGTTAATACACAAGACTTTGTAGTTCGTCATGGCGCAGACATGGTTAGTTATACAGTCGAGTGGTTAAACTCAGACCTAACAGAACCAACTTCATCTGCAATAGAGGCCAAACGTAATGAGTTGTATGCAGAAGATAATCTTAATGCTCTAAGAGTTTTAAGAAATAATAAACTCGCTGAAACAGACCATTGGGCTTTATCAGATACAGATGCGATGACACAGGCTCAAACTGATTATCGTCAAACCCTGCGTGACATCACAAAAACCTACACATCAATAGATGATGTTGTATGGCCTACAAAGCCGTGAGGGGCTGAACGATGGATGAGACACAAGCACAACTAGATGCTCACGAACGAGAGTGTGCTATCCGATATGCTTCCGTTCAGGACAAGCTAGATGCACTCGACAAACGATTGTGGCGACTTGAAGCCATGATTATGGGGTCAACGGTAATCATCGTTGGCCTTGCTTCTTCACTTCTTATGAAAATGTAACATGAAAAACTAGGGGGATGTGCCAATGTTGGCAGAGTTGGCGGCGGCTAATGCCGCTTTTTCAGTTATAAAACAAACTCTTGCCAATGGGCGTGAACTCGCTTCCGCTGGTAAAGCTATCGCCCAGTTTGTCAATGCAGAGGACGAACTACAGAAACGTGGTAACAAAAAGAAAAACTCATTCTGGCGTAAAGTAGGCGGTAACGCTGGGGATGACCTAGAAGAGTTTATGGCTTTAGAACAGCTTCGGACTAAGAAAGCTGAACTAGAGTCTGCCATGAAGCTGTACGGTAGGCCGGGACTCCATAGTGATTGGGTTAAGTTTCAGGTTGAAGCTCGTAAAAAGCGTCAACAGCAAGCCGAAGAAATAAAACGAAAGCGTCAACAGATTACAGAGTACGCCATAGCTGGTGTTTTTATTCTACTAGGTGGAGCTATATTAGCTTACTTCCTGTGGATGCTTTCGATTGCAGTTAGGACAAACTAATGATTAACGTATTACTACAAGGGCTGTTTGGTGTAGCCAGTAATGCTGTCGAAGGTTTCATAGAAACTAAGAAAGCAAAGGCCAAGCAAAAGCTCGTCAAGATTGAGGCTGAAACCAGCATCATGGAAAAGAAAATTGCTGGCGAAATCGAATGGGATGTAGAAGCAGTCAAAGGTTCAAAGGAAAGCTGGAAAGATGAGTACCTCACAATTTTGTTTAGTATCCCACTTTTACTCTGCTTCCTGCCGTGGACTGTCGAATACGTGGAACGTGGCTTTGCGGCGTTGGCACTCACACCTGATTGGTACAAATATACCCTTGGTGTAATCGTATCAGCATCCTTTGGTATCAAAGGCGCAACCAAGATGTTCGGGGGTAAGAAATAATGCCCAGAGCAGTAACTAGACTTAACGAGGCTAGTGAGATTACTATCCCATTGAGAAACCTTGTATCCATGATTGCCTTCACAGCCGTGTCTGTGTGGGTCTACTTCGGGTTGACAGAGCGAATATCTTTCTTGGAACACAACCTTGAGTTGACTATGCAGGAAGTCGAAGAGAATGACCACTGGATTGACAGCTTTGAGCCACCGAAAGAAGTACAGAATACTGTATCTAGGGTACAGGAATTAGAAATTGAAGTAGAAAAGCTAAAGTTAGTTATAGCAGGGAGATTCCACTAATGAAACTAGACGAACTAATGGATGCCCTACACTCAGAACTAGGAATGAAACTACTGGAACGCATACGTGACCCAGAAGTTAAAGCCTCTGACCTCAATGTTGCCCGTCAATTTCTCAAGGATAACGACATTACAGCTATCCCGGCAGACAATAATGCTCTAGCTCAACTATTAGAAGAGCTTCCATTTAACGAGCAGGAAGACCTCATACAGTAGTCTGGGCTACCTACCCACCAGACACCCCCTAAGACCCCACTCAGAGGGGCTTAAATCGCCATTAAACACCTATTGGAGAAATGAATGTCCCTCTACAGAAACATGAACGCAAGAAAGAAGGCTGGCACAAGTCGGTCAAAGAAGAAATCAACTATCTCACCAGAGATTTATCGGAAGATGAAACTCAAGAAAGGTGGGTTCGCACCTAAGAAAAAGAGTAAAGCTTAGTAATGGGTTTACGCCGAAGAAAATATTTTGATTTTAGTAGGCTAAAAAATAGGAAGCGAAGAGTTCCATATAAATCACCAATATATTTTTATAGGAGTAAAAAATGCCAAAAGGCAAGGGAACATACGGTAGCAAAAAAGGAAGGCCACCTAAGAAGAAATGATTGAAGGCGACAGTTTATTGTGGTGGCAGTGGTGGCTACTAATAATGATTACTTTGAACACCACAATAAACGTCATTGTGTTCTTCAGACACAGATTTAGGAAACAAAAAGATGGCTCAATATAAAGGTAAATCGGTAACCCTAAATAAGCCTAGCCGCATATCGAAGGGTGAACCGGGATATGGACGTAAGAAATCTAAGGTCTATGTCAAGGATGGCAAACGTGTCAAGAAGGTTATGTTTGGTGACCCTAAGATGAAGATTAAGAAGAACCAATCTGGTCGCAGAAAGAACTTCAGAGCAAGACACAACTGCTCTACCGCTAAAGATAAGACAACGGCACGTTACTGGAGTTGTAAGGCGTGGTAGATAATAGAATCAAGGACTTCAAGAACTTTCTTTACATGGCATGGAAGCACTTGAACTTACCTCACCCAACCCCTCTACAGTACGACATCTCAGATTATCTACAGGATGAGGACGGACGTAGGGTAGTTATCGAAGCTTTCCGTGGCGTTGGTAAGTCATGGATTACATCTGCCTATGTTTGCCACCAACTGTTGCTGAACCCACAGAAAAACATCCTAGTGGTATCAGCATCAAAGACTAGGGCAGATGATTTCTCTACCTTTACCCTACGCCTCATCCACGAGATGCCCATACTGGCACACCTGAAGCCTAAAGATGGACAGAGGATGTCAAAGATTAGCTTTGATGTTGCCCCTGCCAAGGCTTCACACGCTCCTAGTGTTAAGTCGCTAGGGATTACAGGACAACTTACAGGTAGCCGTGCTGACCTTATTATTGCTGATGACGTAGAGTCTGCAAATAACTCTATGACACAGATGATGAGGGACAAGCTGGCAGAAACCATTAAGGAATTTGAGGCTATCATCAAGCCGGGTGGACGTATTGTCTTCCTAGGTACGCCTCAGACAGAGATGTCAATCTACAATCTGCTAGATGAGCGTGGATATACGACAAGGATATGGCCTTCCCGGTATCCAGATGACAGGCTGAAGACTGCCTTTGGGTACAAACTAGCCCCTATCGTAGCAGATGAAGACACCCTAGAGGGGCAACCTACTGACCCCCGGAGATTTGACTCAGATGACCTGTTAGAAAGGGAAGCATCTTATGGAAAGTCTGGTTTTGCTCTACAATTCATGCTTGATGTTAGCCTATCAGATGCTGATAAGTACCCACTCAAGCTTAATGACTTTATGGTCGTATCTGGTTGCTCTAGCTGGACAGATGCCCCTGTAAAAGTGCAGTGGGCAAGCGGTAAAGAGCAGTTAGATGCCTTCAAGCACCTACCTAACGTGGGGCTGAAGGGTGACTACTGGTGTGCCCCCATGATTATCTCTGACGAGACATCCCCTTGGGACGGTGCAGTGATGTCTATTGACCCGGCTGGTAGAGGTAAAGACGAATCTGCCTACGCTGTAGTCAAGATGATGAAGGGTCAGTTGTATCTGACAGCCGCTGGTGGCCTACAGAATGGCTACTCAGAGGAGAGCCTAGAGGTTCTCAGTAAGGTTGCCAAGCAACAGAACGTCAATAAGATTATCACAGAGAGCAACTTCGGTGACGGTATGTTTACCCAGTTGCTGAAGCCTGTGTTGTCTAAGATTCACCCTGTCAGCATAGAAGAGGTACGACACAACACCTCTAAAGAGAAGAGGATGATAGACACACTAGAACCTATCCTCAACCAACACAGACTTGTGGTGGATGAAAAGGTGATATTGCAAGACTATCAATCTGAGGTAGACCTCAAGTACAAACTCTTCTACCAACTGACTAGGTTAACACGAGATAAAGGCTCTCTGATACATGACGATAGGCTTGATGCTCTGTCTATAGCTGTAAACTATTGGGTAGAAACCCTAGATAGAGACATTCAGGAAGCTGTAGCAGACCATAAAAGAGAACTATTAGACATAGAACTGGCTAAATTCATGGAAGCCTCTGTGGGAAGAAAGCCAAATACAGAGAACTGGATAGGGTTGAGATAATTAATACCCACCATATTAGATAAAAAGGGACACTATAGGGACACCTATAAGACATAGATATAAGAAATGTATGTAGGACTATCCCTATAGATACCCTATAGAGGACTATAGATACCAATATGGCTGATAATGACAACGTAATTAAACTGTATGAGTCCATAGAAGATAGGATTCAGGACTTGGTAAAAGGTGAGAAGGCTGTTGTAGTGTTATCAATGGATGAAGATGGGCTTTCTATTGGCTCAAACTCTGAGCTTGATACGATAGTGTTGATGCTGGAAGCGGCTAAGTATCGGTTACTAGAGGGTATGTCCTACCATTAATTTTGATAAAAAAATCTGAGGGGGGTACGTAGGGTGTCCCGGCCAGAAAATCCCCCGGCTACCCTTCGGCCACCCCAAAAAAAGACAAGAGGCCACCCCATCCGTCACAGGATTTGTCACGGCATCCGGCCAGCCAGCAAGCCAGCAAAGGGTTTCCGATAGAATAGCAATCAATCGAATATCTGAAGGGGTTGACCTTTCGGTTTTTTGTTTGGCCTTGTCTGTCTTGTGGTCTATTTTTTTTCTTTATTATCCATTGTGGCATTTAATGGCTTGACGGATGTTTCAAAATTTGAGATAACCCTATTTAATCTTTAGGTGAACGGTCTCATTAGCTTATTAACCTACGCTATTTGACATTGTGAATAAATCGACTAGGGGCTTTCATGGCCGCAAGGCCAGCACCTATGCCAATGGTGGCTAGGTGTATTACATGAAAGGTTAAACCCCATGTTTAATAATGTTACTTCTACC